TTTGAGAGACATGTCAACTTGCTTTAATTCATCATCTGCGTAGCTCAAGTCTCCAAACTTAGCAGACATAATCAGAGGATTCTTAAGAGTCCATTCCTCTACTGTCTTACCATTTGAATCCATAACTGAAATAATGATATCTCCAAGAGCACCACCATCAATTCTTGCTGAACTGTGTCCGGCTGTTTTGCTGCCTTCTTTGATTTTTGAAATCGTTTGTAGCTTAATATCACCAGCTGGACCAGGCATTGGAGGAGCTGCTGCCGGTACAACATAACCTGATTTCTCAATCAATCTGTTAATTTGTGTAACTGCGTTTGGAGAGATTGGGTCAACAAGAACTAAACTAACGTCTTGCCACTCCACTCTTCCGGGGAAGTTATATTTATTATCTAAAAAATCATGTGTTACCGAAGTAACTGTATAATTTGGGACATTTACGGTTTTAGCCCAGTAAAGAACATCAGGTTCTCCGGGTGCCGCAAGTCCTGTAAACTGAACCATAAAGCGATAATTTCTCTTTGGTTCTATATTGTTTGTGCTCCAAAATCCAGCCATTTATTATTTCTCCTATATATTCTTTTATAACTAGTACTATAATTCAATTCCGCTTCGTGTTACCACAAAGTCCACAACGATGTATTCGATAGCTCTTGCAGGTTTGATTAAAACCTTAGCATAAAGAATGTTTCGGTCAATCAAATCAGCAGTTGTTGTAGTTTCATCAAGTACTAATTTGTATTCCACAATTCCCAATCTTCCTTGAACGTCACTCAAGATACGATCAGCTTGTGCTTTGAATCTCTTCCAAGTAGCATTCACGTTTTGATCGAACAGGATAGTTTCAGAAACTTTTCCAATTCTTCTCTTAAGATAAAGCAACAATCTACGAACATTAATTCTGTCTAATGCTGATGATTTTTGCTGAAGTGTCTTTTGTCCAAAGATTACAATGTCACCAGTTGCAGGGAATCTTGCAATTGGGTTAATATTCTCTAAGTATAGATCGTCACGATCAGACTTAGAAAGGTGTTCGGTAGTTCCAATCACTCTAGGGCCGGTTAAGCCACCAAGTTGATTAATTCCGCCTCTGTTAAATCCAGCAGGTGCAAACCACGGTTCAGAAAGTCCTTGTGATTTAGCAATTGCTCCGATAGCGGCGACTGATGGAGGAACTATGACAACATTCTCGCCACCACCTGCTGTGTCTCTAAGTTTTACAGAAGGATAATAAGAAGCAGCGTATGAAGAGTCTAATACTCTAGTTTGGGCTGTGTTTACGATTGTCGAAGCAGCGCCGTTATCAACAGAACCGCCATTTTCCCATGTTTGTTCGTAAATACCAACGAGGTCAACAATAGCTAAAGAGTCTCCTCGGTCTTCACAAATGTCAATAATTCTATTTGTGATTGTGGTATCAGTCATACCCGGCATGCAAAGAGCATCATATTCTACAACTTCATTATCGGCAATGGAATCCAAAGCAAACTGCAAGGTTTCATTAACATAAGAAGAAACTCTAGAGCTCCCAATAAGGTTAGGGGAGAAAGGGTTGGTTTTGAAAATATTTACTCCGTCAAATCCACCAGCCATTGGTGCTTCAAATTGTTTAACACCAGCGTTGATCAGGGTTTGCAAAGGAATTTGCGTCGCATCGGCGTGATCTTCATCAAAATAATATAAAGTTGCACCAGTTGTAGTAGACGAGGTCACCTCTTGCAAATTAAATACAAAAGATCTTTCGAATTCATCAGCAACAGTTGTTCCGTCGTCATTTTCTGGAGCAACAGGATAATATCTTAGCAAATCAGCATAAGAAGCATCCTTTGTCTTTTTATTTCCTTGAAGATGTCTTACTCCAAACATGGATTTAGCAGGATAATTTGCACCTTGATTAGTGTTAATAGTGGTTGTTCTTAGCGAAGGGAAGTCAAAGGAAGCTGTCAAAGCAACAGCCAATTGTCCCGCAAATTCACCAGCAATTCCAGCGGAATTTGGTATATCGTCATTTCCTTTAAGATACAACCCAGGATCAGCACCACCAGACACAGGTGCGGCTGCTTTTGTTTGAGGAAATTGTGACCCTGACACAATTGAAAAACCTTTGTGTCTAATCGGTCCGTAAAACCCAACAGGGATTGCAGACTTGTCACTTAATGATTGATTTTCTATAGCTGCGTCTATATCAGCATAAACATAATCAGACAAATTAGGATAGAGTCCTCTTACATTCCATTTTTTATTGGTTTGGTCCCATTCTTGATACGTATTACCGATTCTCTTTCCAACATACTCTTTGGAAGAGGGATTTAGATTGCAATTAGAAAAGGTTTCTACAACAGTGCCATTTTCGAGTATCTTTACAGTAAAAGACGAATCAGGGTTTGCTGTATTTCCTAGTCTTAAGTTTGTAATTTGAACGGAAATAGCTTTATTGACATACTCTCCATCAAAATGAGAAATAAGTCTAAATAGTAGGTCTTCACTAGCTCCACGATTTATGAACCAACCAGTTCTTGCTGCCCGTGCTTCACTTAAATGATCAGAAAAGTTATTGCTGCCTTTTTGTAAAGCAACGATCATACCGTACTGATCACCAGCAGCTGCCCCACCACCAACATTGTCTTGAATTGCTTGTTCGTAGGATTCTCCTAGGAATATTTTGGAATCTGTTGTTCCAAAGTTGTTAGCAGCTTCTAATTGTTGAGGATTTGTATTAAATTGACTTCTAATATATTTGGCAGATGTTGGATCAAAAGATACAGTCTTTGTTTCTTCTCCACCAGATGAGGTAAGTATTAAAGTAAATTCTCCAGCTCCTGATGATTTTATCAAGGTTGAAGTTTTCTTTTGACTTGCAATACCGAGGGAATCAGTACCTGACATTAAAACAGCTCCACCAGTTACATAAAAAATAGCTCCTAAGGAACCAGTTGGGTTTGAATTTGCTGAGGCAGATTGTACAATAAACAAGCCATAAGCTGAAACACTAGTATTGGTTACTGCGCTTATTGATCCTTCTAAATACCATCCTGCTTGACCTGTTATAGCTGTACGATCATCAGCTTCTTTTCCAACAAGACGAACAAATGTAACAGGTGTTGTCTTTGAGGCTAAATGAGCTTGTGCTGCGAATTGAGCATACCCAGGATTGAGAGTGTTTCCGTCTCTCCATATATCTCTTTCTTCTCCGGCTATACCAGTTACTGGTTCTCCAAAGATAGTGTAAAAATCTTGTAGATTACTTACTCTGATTGGCTTCATGGCAGGACCTTTCAAGGCTGAACCTATCAAAAGAGGTCCTTCGTCTGCAACTTCCGCTGGTATCACTGATTCATCAACTTCATTTAATTGAATACCAGGCGAAACAAAATCGAATTTAGTAGGCATTTATAATTCTCCTTATATATTATATCATTATAAATAGTAGTACGAAAGGTTAAAAGCACCACTATGTAGTTAAAGTTTTTTGTCGGAAGAGACTGTTTCTGAACGGAATCTGATTTTTGCTCTATTTTCTCTTCTTGCCAATGTGGGTCTTGGTCTATTATAGCCTTCCGATATTAAATATCCGAGAACTTTTATCTGTACTTTTGTTTCAAACATTCTCTCGTCTTCTCCAACATTGGTTGTGTTGTTGTTCATGGCAAAACCTTGTTCTATAAACCCTTCATACTTATGACCATCTTTTTTAAAGAAAAATGTGTGAATTTGTCCGAAGCTTGAGATAAATGGGGTCACAAGATCGTTCATTTGTTGTTGATATTCGGTTCTAAGAGTTATTGTGTACATTAGCTTGACATATGTTGGTATGGGTGCAACATAGCTGTTATAAACTATTTCATTATTGTCTTTATTTGGTCCTGTTTGTTGTAATCCTTTCTTGTCCTTAATAATTTGAGAATTTTGAAAGTTTTGTGTCTTATCTTGGTTGATTTGACGCGCAACAGTGACTGCTCCACCTTTGAAATCAGAGTTTTCGAAGATGTGTGCTTGAAAAGTGCCTTTAAAAGCGGGATCTTTGTCTACAGAATCTCTGTTAACCGACATTAGGGGCAAGATTAGCTTTCCAACGCTGTCTCTGTATCTTATATCGTTCTTTACTTGGAAGGCTCTCTCTGCTCCAAGCCACAAAACAGGTACTTTGTACATTCCTTTGTTGGTTTTGGTGTGCAAATCCATGCTGTCGTTTAACCAATCGAATAAACCAGTGTCTATAGTCTCTAAAGATGAGGCTTGAAATTTTATTGGTTCGTTACTCTGCATTGAAAACTCCGTCTCTTGCTCTTATACAGTCTGCTGTTATCTCAAACTGAGTGTCTGCTTGTCCAAACAGATGTTTTGGTTCGTTTAATTTTACAATTTCATAAAAGATTGAACCGTATCTTATAAAATCACCTTCTCTAATGAATAGATTCTGGTCTTCCGTTAATCTTCTTTTGTGAAACATGACCTTTAAAGCTGTCTTTTTGTCCAAGCCTAGGTTATCAACAACATTTGTCTCAAGACCTTGGTATTCAACTCTCGCAAAGACCCTAACAGGGGGAAGGAAGTTTTTTTCTATTGCCTCGCCGTATAGCGGGTGGAAGTCTGTGTGTTCGATATCAATTGGGAAATACAGAAGCTGTTGTCCTGCAACTCTTTCTATGATTTCATCATTGATTTGTTTTACAAGATTCTTTTCCTTCTCGCCAAGAAACATGGGAGGAGGTGGGGCATCAAGTTTTGACCATTTATTATCTGCCATTTGAGCTATCCTTGATTTTGTTTATTATTTCTTTGTTTTTAAAAACCCAAGTCCAACTATCATCGTAATCTATCAAAACAGAAGTGTTCTTTATCTTCCTTATATTAGAACTGTTGGCATCTGATAAGAAATAATGCTTCAAATCTTTAAATTTAAATTTATTGTTACTTGCTATTTCTATAAGTCTGCTTTCTATCTCTCTAATATCTCCACCGCCTGTTCCTAGTTTCATATAATAATAACCATCACTATCTTTCTCTATTGGTGCTAGGATATCTTCAAATGGAGTGCCTTGGAGATATTTCCAGACAACTGTTTCCATGGTTGAGTTTTCTTTTATAGGATTCTGTTTTTCAAATTTTAAAACAAAGCCAGATTTTTCAGAATCTTGAAAAACATATTTATCTGTTCCGATGCCTAAGCAGTTCAGTCTATGTTCTGTAGTAAAACCATTGGTTAGTCTTGAATTTATTTCGTAACAAGATCTAAGATCCCAGCTTTTAATATCTTTAATCATAGAATTAACTATATTGCTCTCTTCTCTTAAGAACCTTTTCCAATTTTCCATTATAATTTCCATCTACCTATCCTACAAATATTCCAAGAGGTGCTTTTTGAATTATAGCATTTTGATTGTCAACCATATTCTTATCTGTTTCAATAAGCTTGTCGTATGTTGTTTCTTCAAGCAGTTTCTTCAATTCTTCTTTTAGAGCGGTTTGTTCATCTTTAGCCTGACTTAGTAAGTCAGATGCATTTAGAGTTATGTTGTCTCCGGGTATTGGTATGCTTCCTCCGAACTTTCCTCGAATTTGTCCGAGAGTTTCTTTCGAAAGAGCCAATGAGAATCTTCTTATCCATTGCTTACCGATTGAGTTGATATTTTCGTAAGGAATATTTTGAAATGGAAGTGTATTCATGTTGTTTACGCCACTTTGTCCTGATTCGACGTCATCTTCAAATGGAGAGTTTGTTTCAATTGTAAATCTAAACCAAACCTTGTCCGGAGAGACCGATGATGGTATTGGATACAATCTTAATTTATTATCAAGTATCTCATATGAATAATGAGAGGTTCTTGTATAAAGGTGATCTTCATAAGCAATCGCTTGTAGTTTGTTTTGCCATGCAGGAATTACCTGAAAAGAAGAGTCATCTGCATACTGTCCATAGGAGTGCATATCTCCAACAACATTAAGTCCTCCATAGTATCCATAAAATCTCCACATCTGTTGAGGAGAGATATAATACATCTTTCTTATCTTGATTCTTTTGTTCCCAACTAAATCTGCGTATGGAACGCCTCCAGCGGCTGCTGACGCGCTTACAATTTGTTGTAGGTCATAGTCCTGCTGATCGTTAACTGTGGTCAATGAGGCGCTGTATACTGTCTCTGTTCCACCTACCCCTGCTTCAGTTGCAAACTTGTCTCCCATCTTGAAAGCATAATCGAATGTGAATTTAGGATATTTGAGAGACGCACCATCTGCTCCGGCTGTTGTTTCTCCTTTATGATCGAAAGATGCTGTTGGAGAACCAAGGGCTGAGCCTAATGAGTTTTTTGTTTGATGTAAGTTTACTTGATACGAATATTCTAATACAGCTTCTTCATAATTTGCGTATACGTTTTGTTCTGTTATCTCTAAGTCTAAGACATCTCCACCAAGTCTCTTATATGTGAATTTGACTTGCTTCACGGCACCAGTTATAAATTCAACTGATCCTGTATAAATGCCCATTGGACAAGCATCAGCGACATTTGAATAAGTCCCCGTTACCGGCAATATAATCGCTGATGTTGTTGATGTTGGTCTTAAAGTTGGTAATGACATGCAAAAGGTCCTCGTACGAAGTAAATAGTTTTAGACAAAAGAAAAGCCCCACGCAATTGGAGAGCTTGGGGCAGAGGTAGGAGGACTAACATATTAGTATTAATTATTTTTTCTTTTCAGGAGATTTTTCTTTTTTCTTTGAAGCAGCTTTCTTTTTTGCATCAGCCTCTGCTTTTTTCTTTGCTGCTTGTTCGGCTTTGCGTTTTGCTTCCAATGCTTCGCGCTCTTTGCGTTCGGCTTCTTCAACAAGACGTCGTGCTTCCGCTTCTTTAGCTTCGCGAGCGTCAATGAGTTGTTGGTTTTGCTTTTCTACACCGTTACGACGAGCAACCACAGGATCAATCTCTTGTCCTGTGATTCGCATTTGTCGTACGAGTACTTTAGCTCTTTTTGCTTTACGTCCCATAGGTCACCTATTATGAAGTTACGAAGGCAACACCTGACCAAGCAGAAACAATGTGCCAATTTGTTCCATCACATACAATCTCGACACAATCACCAATAACGTGGTTGTCTCCAAATCCTAATACTCGATTTGAATGAGCTGCTCTAGTTACAGTGGCAGTGGATACAGCCAATAAGTAAGTAGCACCAGTAATTGTTCTACCAGCTCCAGCATCAATAAGAACACTTTTGTTACTAGCACCAGTGCATACAAATTTAAAATATGCTCCTTCTTGTGGAGTGGGTAAGGTAATTGTAACATCGGTACCATCAGGTATATCGAAAAGATAGATTTCACCAGTTTCAGCTGATTGGATTGTTTTATTACCAACTAATGTTTCCACTCTTTGTCTTGATGCAGCGTATGCTGCTCTTCCAACTTTTGACATAATTTATATCTCCTTAATTAAATAAATTCTGAGGTCGTATGACCTATTCATTATAAGTAGTTTCTTTAAAAAGAAAAAACCCCCAAACAAAGGTTTGAGGGAATTTTTTGAAAAGTGTGATTCTAAATCAAAGACTAAGAACCTTCTTCTCCGAGAAGACCACGAACGATAACCATACCGTACATGTCAGGACGAACCATCTTCTTAGCGTAACGAGTCATAACTCCTTTACGAGGAACGAAGTCCTCAACACCGAAGATTGTAGGTGTGACTTGCAACGGAACATAAGGCGCGTAAACATAACCTGATTCT